GAACTGATACTGAAACATATGTTGAACAAGATAAAATAGTTGCAGCTTGGTGTGGAAGATTTGATGACATTAATAAAACTCATCAAAGACTAGAACTTATAATAGAATGGTATAATGCATGGACAGTTATAGAAAATAATATTTCTTTATTTATCCAGTATATGATATCTAGAAAAAAACAAAGATTTTTAGTACCTAAAGGACAAATTATGTTTTTAAAAGATATTGGTTCTAATGCAAATGTATTTCAGGAATATGGTTGGAAGAATACTGGTACATTATTTAAAGCACACTTACTAAGTTATACTATAGAATATACCAAAGAAGAATTAGATATAGAAACTAAAACAGATGGTACTATTGTAAGAACTAAATACGGTATAGAAAGAATACCTGATCCTATGTTACTTAAAGAAATGCAGGAATATGCAGATGGTGTCAATGTGGATAGACTGGTTTCTTTTGCTGCACTTGTTGCATTTATGAGAATACAACAATCTAATAGAGGCTATTCTAAAAGAGTAGTTATGGATGATGCAGCAAAAAACTTGCAAAAGTCAGAAAATTTGTTTAAATTAAATAGGAGTCCTTTTCGTCATGTTGGAGGAAATAAATTATCAAATAGGCCAGAATTTAAAAAATCTGCCTTTAAAAACTTAAAGTAAACACTATGCAAATAATAAATGCTTTACAGGCCAAAGCAGGAGCTAAAACTGAAAATAATAAAATTGGTTCAATTACCCAACCATTACAATTTTTATCTAAAAAAGAAAAAACAGATGAATGGGCAGCATGGAATCTTGACTGGATAGAATGGCAAGGACAAAAACAAATACGTAGAAATGCTAGAAGACTTATGAAAAATTATAAGTTAGCAAAAGGTATTATAGATAAATCTGATTACATAGTAGAAGAAAATAATGAAATGAGAGAAATAGTAGATATTCTTACTAAAGAAGATACATCTGCTTTAGAACTTAAGTTTTATCCTATTATTCCAAATGTTATTAATGTTCTAGTAGCTGAATTTGCAAAAAGATCTACTAAACTTACATACCGTGCCATAGATGAAATTTCATATAATGAAATGATGGAACAAAAAAAATCTATGGTAGAAGAAGTTTTAATGGCAAATGCACAAACTAAAATAGTAGCTGCACTAATTGCTCAAGGAATGGATCCTAATTCTGAAGAAGCAAGAAAAGAATTGTCACCAGAAAAATTAAAAACATTACCAGAAATAGAACAGTTCTTTAAAAAAGATTATAGATCTATGGTAGAAGAATGGGCTTCTCATCAACACAAAGTAGATGTTGAAAGATTTGGTATGGATGAATTAGAAGAAAGAGGATTTAGAGATATGTTAATTACAGATAGAGAGTTTTGGCATTTTAGAATGATGGAAGATGACTATGATGTAGAACTTTGGAATCCTGTAGTTACATTCTATCATAAATCTCCAGATGCAAGATATATTTCTCAATCTAATTATGTTGGAAAAACTGATATGATGACAATATCAGATGTAATTGATAAATATGGTTATTTAATGAATGAAGACCAATTAAAAAGTCTTGAAGCAATATATCCAATTACAGCAGCAGGTTATACAACAGGTGGGTATCAAAATGACGGAACATTTTATGATGGTACTAAATCACATGCATGGAATACTAACATGCCTTCATTAGCAATGAGACAATATACTTCTGCAATGAATGGTACTGTTATAAATAATGGAGATGTTATTACAGAAATATTGTCAGAAGGAGAAGAATATTTTGATCAAGGAACTGCTTCACTTTTAAGAGTTTCTACAATATATTGGAAATCACAAAAAAAAGTAGGCCATTTAACTAAAATTTCTGAAAATGGAGAAGTAGTAAATGAACTTGTATCAGAAGATTATCTTATAGAGTATAAACCAATATATGATAATAGACTATTTAAAAATAAAACAAAAGATACATTAATATATGGAGAACATATAGATTGGATCTGGATAAATGAAGTTTGGGGTGGAATAAAAATTGGTCCAAATTTAACATCATTTTGGGGAATGAATAATCCTAGTGGTTTTTCACCTTTATATATTGGTATTGATAAAGGTAAAATTGGAAGATTAAAGTTTCAATTTAAAGGTGATTCAACTATATATGGTTGTAAACTTCCTGTAGAAGGAGCAGTATTTTCTGATAGAAATACAAAGTCTACTGCATTAATTGATTTAATGAAGCCATACCAAATTGGATTTAATATAGTAAACAACCAAATTGCTGACATATTAGTAGATGAGTTAGGAACTATTATCATGTTAGATCAAAACACTCTTCCTAGACATTCTTTAGGAGAAGACTGGGGGAAAGGAAATTTATCTAAAGCATATGTTGCTATGAAAAATTTTGGTATGCTTCCTTTAGATACATCTATAACAAATACAGAGAATGCATTAAACTTTAATCATTTTCAAAAACTTGATCTTTCACAAACTGAAAGACTTATGTCAAGAGTAAATTTAGCAAATCACTTTAAACAACAAGCTTATGAAGTAATTGGTGTTAATCCACAAAGAATGGGACAACAATTATCTCAAATGACTGCTACCGGAGTAGAACAAGCTGCTGCTGCATCTTATGCACAAACAGAAGTATTCTTTATCCAACACTGTGATTATCTAATGCCTAGAGTACATACAATGAGAACTGATTTAGCTCAGTATTATCATTCAACTAAACCATCTGCTAGATTAACATATATTACAAGTGCTGATGAAAAAGTTAATTTTCAAATTAATGGTACAGATCTATTAATGAGAGACTTAAATATTTTCTGCAGTACTACTGCAAATCATAGAGCAGTTCTTGAACAGTTAAAACAAATGGCTATGACTAATAATACTGCAGGAGCTAGTATATATGATCTTGGTAAAATTGTACAATCTGATTCAATTGCAGAACTTAATAAAGTTCTTAAGTCTTCTCAAGCAAAACAAGAAGAACAAAAACAACAAGAAATGCAACAACAACAACAAATGCAAACTGAACAACTTGCTTCTCAAGAAAAACAAAAACAAATGGAGATACAAGCAGAAGCTGAAAAATCAGATAAACTTATACAAAAAGATATTACTGTTGCTGAAATTAGAGCTGCAGGTTATGGAGCACAAGTAGATTTAAATGAAAATAAAATGTCAGACTATGAGGACTCTATGAAAGAAATAAGACAATCTGAACAATATCAACAACAAACTGATTTACAAAGAGAAAAACAATTGAATGAAAATATGAGAGGAAATCAAAAATTAGAGATTGAAAGAGAAAAAATACAAGCACAAAGAGACATAGCAAATAACCAATTAGAAATTGCAAGAACTAATAAAAATAAGTTTGATGATAAACCTGATAAAAATAAAAAAAAGTAGGTTAGCCATATAGTGCAAAAAAAAATAATTTTTTTTTAAATCCTTTCAAGTTTAATTTGTATATTGAATTATAAACAAAAACCAACAAAATGAAAACCAACAATGAAACTGAAGAAAAGCAGGTACAAGATTCTACAACGGTAGAAGAAGTAGATGTAAATATTGATGAACTATTTGGAATGCCAGGAGCAGAAAATGTTATGCTTCCATCAGATGGTAAATCAGAAGAAAAACAAAAGTCTATGTTTTCTAAAGAAAATACAGACATTACGTTCCTTGACAAGCCTGTTTCAAAAGAAGAGGCAAAAGAAATTGAAGAAGTAAAAGAAACTTTTGCTGAGTTAGATAATCTAATTTCTCAAGAAGAGGATGCTGGTAATAAAGGTAGACCTAAAGTTGATAAATCAGGACTATATGATTTAGCATCAAAAATGATAGAAGAAGGAGCTTTAGTTCCTTTTGATGATGATAAAGATTTAGAAGAGTATACAACAAAAGATTTTAGAGAACTTTTTGAAGCAAATTTTCAAGAAAGAGAAAATAAAATTAGAGAAGATACTCCAAAAGAATTTTTTAATGCATTACCAGAAGAACTTCAAATTGCTGCAAAATATGTAGCAGATGGAGGACAAGATTTAAAAGGACTGTTTAGAACATTAGCATATGTTGAAGAAATAATAGAATTAGATCCTTCAAATGAAAATGACCAAGCAGAAATAGCAAGACAATATTTATATGCTACAAATTTTGGAACAGCAGAAGAAATAGAAGAAGAAATTGAAGATTGGAAAGATGTTAATAAATTAGAACAAAAAGCTAATCAGTTTAAACCAAAGTTAGATAGAATGCAAGATGAAATTATTGCAAGACAACTAGCAGAGCAAGAACAAAAAAAAGAACAACAACAAAAACAAGCAAAATTATATACTGATAATGTATATAATACATTAATAACTGCTGAACTTGGAGGAATTAAAATAGATAAGAAAATACAAAATATGCTTTACTCAGGATTAGTTCAACCTAACTACCCTTCAATTTCAGGTAAACCTACACACATGT